CGAGACGGTCAAGGGGTTCGTGAAGTTTGACAGCGTGACGTAAGCCTTTACCTTCCAAACATTTGGCCTCCTTGGAGTTCATACATGCACGGCAGTCCTCCTTTTCCGCGTGGGACCACGCTGGTCAACGGTGGTTACACGATCAGTTCCTCGGACCTTCCGGGCTTGGCCATCGAAGGCAAGCACTGGACCTTCGAGGACATCGACTACAACTCGACCGAGACGGTCAAGCCCCACCGTTCTTCGCACTACGTCCGGTGCGTGGCGGTGCGGAACATGGCATCTTTCGCCCTTCGTCCGAAGTCGGTCGTCACCTTCCAGGCCACCGCGGGCGTCAACCGCGCCCGGGTGGACGGCATGTGCGACGTGACGGCCGAGAAGTGCGCGGGTGTGGTGGACGAGTTCCTTTCGTCCACGGGCATCGTGCAGTACGACATCGGCTGGGTGGTGGTGGACGGGCCGTCCTTGGTGACGACTCCCCTTGAAGGCGATGCCAACAACCTGATTCCGGTCGGCACAATCCTCGTGGCCCTGACTGCGGTGACGTCCGGCGCCACCACGTCGGGCCGCGTGCGTCCGCAGGACCTGACTGGCGCGACGGCGGTCCTGGCGGGCCAGGCACTGAATCGCGTCGGCGAGGCGATGAGCGCCGTGACCACGGGCAATACCAACGCTGAGCTGCTCGCGTTCATTAAGGTCTGGTAACGAATCACTCCTTTAGGCGGGGGTGAGCCGCGAGGCGTGATTCAAGGCGCGTCTCGCGGACCTTTTCTCCGGTGACACAATGCTTGCGACCGCCCCGGCGCTTCAGTTTCAGTTTCGCCCTGGCACGCAGGACCGGGACGTTTTCCAGGAAGTCGTTCAGGGCAACTGCTATCACCTGCCGCACTTCTTCGCTCCCGACGACATCATCATCGACGGCGGGGCCCACATTGGCTCCTTCGCGGTGGCCTGTGCAGGGCGTGGCGCGCGGCGGATCCACTGCTACGAGCCTGACAGGGACAACTTCCGCTACCTCACGGGGAACACCAATTCGCTCATCGGCGTCCGCCGCAGGCAATGCGCCTTGTGGCGCAGCGACTGCGAAGAGGAAGTGTGTTTCTCGGGCTACCCCGAAGGCTCAACCTGCTGCGGGACGGTGCTGCCCAACGTCACGGTAGGGGGGCAGAACAAGCGCGAGCCGGTGGCCACGGTGTCTCTGGACGAAGCGATCCGGGAAGCCACGGACGACGGCAAGGAGCGCGTGCGGCTTTTGAAGCTCGACATCGAAGGGTCGGAGTTCATCGTCCTGGGCACGAGCAAGAGATTGGACTTGGTGGACGAGATCATCGGGGAGGTTCACGAGGGCCTTCCGGGATCTTCAAGCAAGATGAAGCGCTTCGATGCGGAGTGCCTCAGTGAATACCTGGCGGACCAGGGCTTCAGTGTGAGCGTGTTCAAAGAGGCGTACTGGAACGCTCCGAAACTCAAGCTGATTAGTGCGAGGCGCTGATGCTCTACAAGGACGCCAACGTAATCGACGTGACGCTGAGCCTGGACACGAGCGCGTACGGCGCTGGCGATGTGCTGGCGGACACGCAGATCATTGCCACGCAGACGGTGCGTGGTCCGGGGGCGTCGGCCAAGCTGGTGTCCATGACAGTCATTGACAAGGACGATCAAGCCGCCGCGGTGATGGACTTCTACTTCCTGGACCAGAACGTGTCGCTGGGCACGGAGAACGACGTGCCGAGCATCTCGGATGCGAATGCACTGTCGATTCTTGGTCATGTGACAGTGGCGGCGGCGGACTGGAAGGACCTGGGCGGTTGCAAAGTGGCGACGATCGAGAACATCAACCTGATGCTCAAGGCGCGTTCGACATCCGAAGCCCTGTACATCGCCGCAACGACGGCGGGTACGCCGACGCAAACGGCCTCGGGCATCGTGGTCAGACTCGGCCTGGAGCAGCAGTAACGGGGGGAATAGATCATGGCGTTTTCCGACCAACTCAACAACAAGCTCCGTCTGGCCCTGGGCACGGGCGCTGCGCAGGAGCTTGAGGACGAAGTGGAGCAGCTCCAGGACCTGGACACAGCGGACCTGGCGAAGATCGACGGCATCACGAACGGCACGGTGGCCGCCTCCAAGGCGGTTGTCGTGGACACCAACAAGGATGTGACCGGCTTTCGCAACGTCGATGCGACCGGCACGATCAAGTCGAGCGGCGCGACCTCGGGCATCGGCTACGCCACAGGCGCTGGCGGCACGGTGACGCAGGCCACGAACAAGTCAACCGGCGTGACGCTGAACAAGGTCTGCGGCCAGATCACGATGAACAACGCCGCTCTGGCGGCGGGCGCGGAAGTGGCGTTCACCCTGACCAACTCGGCGATTGCCGCGACGGATGTGGTGGCGGTCAGCATCGCCTCGGGCGGCGCTTCGGCGTCCTACGGCGTGGCGGTGACGGCGACCGCGGCCGGATCGTGCGAGATCACGTTGGCGAACTGGTCGGCTGGCTCTCTGAGCGAGGCGGTGGTTCTCAACTTCGTGGTCATCAAGGGAGTGTCGGCTTAGTTTTCGGAGGCCCCCAGTGACAGTGAGGAGCGCGACAAAACGATGCGGGCGCTGCCAACAGGAAAAGCCTGTTGATGCGTTCGGCGTCGTGCGCTCAAATCCGGACGGACGACGCGGCGTGTGCAAGGAGTGCTTCAACGGCAAAAGACGCGAGTGGATTGCACGGAATCACGAACGGGTGAAGGAGAACAAGCGGCGCGAGTATGAACTGAACCGCGACAAGTACAAGCAGTATTTCAATTCCGACAAAAGACGACTGCGCGTTTTTGAATGGAAACTACAGCGGTTCTTCGGGATCACCATAGACGATTTTGAAGCAATGATGGACGCGCAGGCAGGGCGATGCGCGATTTGCAGGCGACTACCTGACGACATCAGCAATCATCGAAATAAGGTTCGTCTGCACGTTGATCACGATCACAAAGCCAAGAAGGGCCGCGGCCTCCTGTGCAACACATGCAACATGGGCCTAGGCGCATTTCGTGATTCCATCGATGACCTCAAGAGCGCCATTCGCTATCTCGAAGAATCCAAACAGATCCTGTTTCTCCCGAAAGGTAACACAGCGTGACCCCCCAGCGACTGAACGTGTATTTCGCTTTCTTCAGTTTCGGCGGAAATGGCGGCGTCTCTATGAGTCACCCGTCGATCCGCTCATGGTTCGCCACGACTTTGCTCACAGCAAAAAAGGATGAGCGGATCGACAAGGCGATGGAGGCGGACTACTCGGATACGCCACTGACCATGACCCGCAATCGTTCCGTCCGCGATGCAATCACGCGCGGCGCGGACGTCTTGGTGATGGTGGATTCGGACCAACATCCCGACCTGTACGTCCCGCATGGCGCGAAGCCGTTCTGGGACTCATCCTTCGACTTCCTCTACCAGCATCACCACAAGGGCCCGGTGGTCATCGGCGCGCCCTATGGCGGGCCGCCTCCGGCAGAGAACGTCTACGTGTTCAAGTTTGGGGACATGGAAACGGGGACGCCGAACTACGACTACTCGATCAAGCAGTTCAGTCGTGAGGAAGCGGCGCAGCGCTCTGGGATCGAGCCGGTGGCGGCGCTGCCCACGGGCCTCATCATGTTCGACCTGCGTGTCTTTGACTACCTGAAGCCGCCCTACTTCTACTACGAGTACACCGACGAATACGAGCAGGAGAAGGCGTCAACGGAAGATGTGACCTGCACGCGCGACATCGGCATGGTCATCCAAGAGCGCCTGGGCTACGCGGCGGTGCATTGCAACTGGGACGCCTGGGCTGGGCACTACAAGCCCAAGTGCGTCGGCAAGCCCGCGCCCCTGTCCATCAGCCAAGTCAACCAGAAATACCGCGAAGCCGTCCTCCGCAATCAACCGCACAACGAGCGCATGGTCTACATCCGTCAACCCAAGTCCAACGGCGTGGAGATCAGGAATGGAGCTTGAGCTGGCGACGATGAAGGACGTCATCGCCGAATTGAGCCGGCGGCAGATCGCCGTGTTCATCATCACCGAGCAGCAGGACCCCAAGCGCGAAGGTTGCTTGCAGCGGCATGTGGACTGGAACTGCGGCCTGACGATGGCCCTGGGGATGCACAAGCTCGCGGAAGAGTACCTCCTGGAGGAGGTGGCGAAGGCAGAGACAGTGACGGAGGAGGAGGGTGATGGATGACAAGGCATGGGCGGCGATCTTCGCCGGGGCCGCGTCGGTGCTGACGGTGATATTCGTCAAGGGCGGGCCGTACATCAAGACGCTCCTGACGATCAAGAGCAAGAAGGACAGCATTGCCCACGAGCTTGCCAGCAAGGGCCAAGAAGCGGTGATAGCGCTTCTGTCCGATCAGGTAGAGAGCTTGAGAGCGGAGGTCGCCGAGGTGCGGCAGGAGGCCAAGGACGCCGAGAAGGAATGTCACGAAAGATTCGAGAGGCTGGAGCGGGAGTCTCGCGAGGAGCGTCACGCGATGCGCAACGCCGAGCACAAGTGCATGCTGGAGCAGGCGCGGCTTCAGGCGGAACTCGACATCCTGAAGCGGCAGATCAAGGGCCAGGAGCAATGACCTACACCGTCCACTTCGCTGAGGGTCGGGGTTATGCCCTGAGCCGTGAAGAGGGCGGGGTGATGGAGTATTTCGCAGTGGGCCGGTGGGTGGTCGGGGTCAGGTACGTGCAGAACCTGGGGACCTTGCTCAACGGAGCGGGGCTGTCGCCGGGGATGGAGCTGAGGTTCGTGTGGCACAAGTAATCGAGTGGCTCGTGGCCGCCGTGGACTGGTTCGGGGACGTGGCAGAGACGTTCCTGGATGCGGTGCTTTGGGAGGAATGAAGTGAAGCCGTCACCGTGGGCACCGATCATTGGAATGGTTTTTGGCGTTGCCTTCACTTGGGGCATCCTCTGGCTCGGTGTGGATTACGCCAGCCTTCGCGGAAAGGCGTCGGCGCAAGATGGAATCATCGAAGAGTTGCAAAAGGAGCGTGGCGATCTGTGGGAGCAGCGCGATGAAGCGCATCGGCAGCTCAGAGCCTTCAAAGAGAAGGCCGAGGTCTGGCGCGTGAAGGCGGAAGCCGGTGACGAGTTCATCGAACGCACAAACAAGCAAGCCGCCAAGCCGATCCCGCCGGCTCGCGGGATTGAGTCCGACCCAAATGGCGGCGGACGATGTGAGCCGCCTCCCGAAAGGCCAATGGCCCAAGTCCCCACGCTGCCGCCCCAGATATTCCCCCAGACCGGGAAGTTTTCCATTGGCGACAAGGTGGCATTCTACCACGAGAACCCGAACCCGGCAGACAGGTTCGTTTCGGTTGGCAGCGGCATCATCGTGGGCAGGGAACGCGAGGCGTTCACGATCCGCTGGAAAAGCGCCATCGATGGCAAACTGCAATACGCCCCGTTCCTCGCTCGGGAACTGAGGCTGATTGAAGCCGCGCCGGTGGCGACGCTCCCCGTGATCTACAACGGCGACTGCGTGTGCAAGGACTGCTGCTGCAAATGATCTTGGGGCGAGCGGGCCGCCCCCGTGGCTGAGCCAGGAAGGGATAGACCCGGCCCGCCACTTTGAGCACGGAGGTTCGGATGGAACTGTTTTGGCTTGTGTGGTTGGCGGGAGGCGCGCTTGCTGGCGCGACCATCATACTCCTCTTCGTCGGGGGGTTCATGGAGGAGAAGGACAAGGAAACTCATGATCTGCGCCAGCGCCTGCAAGCTGCTGAACAGGAAAAATACGAAGCGCTGCGACGAATCGAGGAAGCCAAGAAGGCTCTTGAGTGAACCATGCTGCGACGATTGCTCGACTGGTGGCGCGGCAAGCCCAACTTGGGCAAGCGCTCGCCGAAATGGCGGAAGGTCAGGGCTGAGCACCTGAAAAGCTACCCATGCTGCGCGGCCTGCGGTGGAACCAAGAAGCTCGAAGTTCATCACATACTTCCGTTCCACCTGTTCCCCGCGCAAGAGCTGTGCCGGGACAACCTGATGACGCTGTGCGAGGCCAGAGGCTGCCACCTCATCTTCGGCCACGTTTGGAGTTGGAAGGGATGGAACCCGACTGCGGTAGAGGACGCTCTGAAGTTTCGTGAGAAAAGGCGAACGCTGGACTTCATCCTGAAGTGACGCTGCCATGTCACGCTGCCTACTACTCCTGCTGCTGATCGCCTCGCCGGCGCTGGGCCAGTACACGCGCCCGGCGGACGGCTGACTGCTTCCGCCTAGCGCGGAGTTGCCGCGCCCCGGAAACGGACGTCCCGAATACGCGGACTACATCCCGGCCGATCTGGTTGCCGCGTCGGTCAAGATCCGCATGCAAGGCGGCTACGGCGGCTCTGGGACGGTGATCCACGTCGATCCGCAGCAAGGCGCTGCGATGGTGCTGACGAACAAGCACGTTGTCGAGAAGGGTAACGGCATCGCCATCGTCACCTTCCCCTCGGGTCACGAGTTCGAGGGAGAGGTGATCGGCTACGACAAGACGGGCGCGGATCTCGCGGCCATCGCCATTCCCGCTGACGCCTCGACGCCATTCGTCCCGGTCGCCAAGAGCTACCCACTCAAGGGCACTGGCATCTGCCAAGTGGGCTACGGCGGCGGGCAGATGCAGCGCCGCAGTGGGTTCATTGCTGGCTACCGCGAAAGGTCGCCGCACTACAACCTGATGCTGAGCTTCCAGGTCATCAGCGGGGACAGCGGCTCGGGAGTGTTCATCCTTAAGACGAAGGAGCTGTGCGGCGTGGTCTGGGGCGGGCCGGACTACGACAACAGCGGCTATTTCGAGCCGCAAGCTGTCACCCTCGTAAACATCCACCGCTTCGTAGACGCTTGCCTGCCGAGGCTCTGCCCGCCGCGCCGAGGCTCGCCACGTCCGCCGTCAGGTGCTCGCCCGCCATCAGGCGTCCGCCCTCCGTCCGGCAACGGCCCGCCGATCATCGAGGTGCCTCCTGGGAGTCCTGGACAGCCAACGCAACCCGTTCAGCCGCCGGCCGTGACGCCTCCTGAACGCACGGGGCCGGTGATCGACCGGATCCGTGACGAGATCAAGAAGGAGTTGGAGGCCGAGAAGAAGGCGCTCATTGCGGTGCTGATCCAGATTCAGACCGACATTGCTGAACTGAAGTCGCGGAAGGTGGACAAGGGAGAAAAAGGTGACCGTGGACCGGCTGGACCACAAGGACCGGCAGGCCCTCCGGGACGAGACGGCAAAGACGGAGACACAACGGCACTGCAAGCCGAAGTAGCGGCGCTACGAAACGAGCTAAACGCCCTGCGTGCTCAGCGGCAGATATGCGAGCTGCTCGACGCCAAGGGCACAGTGATCCAGCGTTCGGAGTTCGGCCCGGGGGAACCCTTGCGCATCCAACTAATCCCGGTGAAGTGATCGTTCCATGGCAGAACCGATCCAGATCCCAGTACCGGGCGAGAGCCCAAAGGAGAACGAAATGGCTGTTGATGCAACCATCGAGAAAGTCTTGGACCAAGCGTTCGCCAAGACCCACGAAGTCTGGCTCGGCCAGATGGAGCGTGAGAACGCCGGCACCGGCCTTCTGTCCGAAATCACGCGCGGCACGTTCGGCGCCGCGGCTTCGATGCAGGTCCAGCTCGCGAGCGGCATCCTGGCGCAGCGGTCGGCTCAGGCCCAGCCGCAGTCTCCGGGCGGCGCCGGCGTCTCCGGCGTCCCCGGCCAGAAGTAAAGGCTGAGCGATGGACATGGAAGAATCACGCCTGACGCACCTGCGTCTCCGTCAAGCGATCTTGGCTGAGATGCAGGGCGCGTCCGGCGAAATCAAGAAGGTGCTGGATGAGCGAATCGCAAGCCTCAGCGCCGCCTTCAACCTCGACGCCAAGCGAGCCGAACTTGCTCGAATCAGCGAAGGCGGACAAGGTGGCCCTGGCGATGCTGCTGCAACGGGGGCAGCAGGAGCAGGACACGGACAAACTGGTGCTGGACAGCAACAAGCGGTGGCGGGAGAACCACCACCGGCTGTTTGAGGCACGCATGGAGAAGTTCGGCGCTAAGGGCGCTGGCACGGGGAGCGAGGACGAAATGGGGCGGAACATCCTCATTGATTCCCCGACAACGGAGAACCACTACCACCAGCCACCGCCATCCGTGCCAGCACCGTCATCCGGCGTGGCGGGCCTGCTGACGAAGGCGGCTCTGACTGCGGCGCTTGTCGGTGGTGGCGGTGGCGTGGGCTACCTGCTGAACAACTGGCTCAAGCCATCAACGAGCACGACGATCGAGAACACGAACGGCTTCCTGCTGAAGCTGTTGCCCAGCGAGAAGAAGTGAGAACCAGTGAGGCGACTGACCATCATCCTCTGCCTGTTCGCGTCTGGTTGTGGTCGCACCGACCCAGGATGGAGCGATGCCGAATGGGATCGCATCCACGCACAGAACGCCGAGCGGCGCAAGAAGGCCGCCGAGGATAGCGCGCGTCGGCTTGTGGAGCAAAAAGGCTATGGCGAGACGATGCGCAAACTTGCGGCACTGCCTCCGCCGGATGATTTCCAGATAGGCGACAGGGTTGACATCAACGCCTTTTACGAAGTTCGCTGCGCCACCGTCCTGGCGATTGCAGATGGCCTCTACACGGTGCGATACGACCGCCTAGTTGACAACCGCTATCAGACGTTTACGCACCAATTTGTTCGCCGCGAACTGTCTCATGAACGGCGAGACGTATCGGTGCCTTCGCTTGACGGGAAGCGTTGGGAAACGGTTGCGGTGTACGTCAAGAATCTTCCGCCGGAGAAGCAATGAACCCGTCCGAGATCACGCGCCAGGACGAGTGCACGACGATGTACACCGCCGACGCCATTCGGGCGGATGAGTATTGGGGCGACGTGACTCCTGTGGTTCGGGAGAGGCCGCAGGAGGACGCCAGCGCTGGAGAGAAGGCCGGCGCTGGCTTTTGAACCATGTACACGACGCTCATAGTCCTGGTGACGCTGGCTGACGTGGCGATGTTCCCTTCGGAGGACATCTGCCGCAAGCAGTACGAACTCGCCGGCACATACCTGCGCGAGCGCGAGGCGGACCGGGATATGTGGGGCGGGTGGCAGCGTCACTAAGAGGTGCGTATCGCCCGTTTGAGGCATCAGGTGTGGTTCGCCGCGTGGTGGGTGACATGGAAGGACGCGACCTGGGACGACCGCATGCGCTGGGCAGTGAGGTTCCGGGAGATCCAGAGGGAACTCGAATGAAACGCCGCTACCACCTCCTCGCCGCCGTCGCCGTCGCGGCGCTGATCTTCTGCCTCAACCTCCTGGTGAACGGCCAGACGCGCCTTGAGGAGACGAAGCCTTCAGGCGACATCACGGGCTACTACTCGTGCAAGGGCATCGAAACCGGGGGCAAGCAGTACAGCGGGGTCTGCGTCATCTACCGGCGCGGGGAAGTCTACCTCGTGACCTGGACCACCTCGGGAGGCTCGTTCTCCGGCGTTGGTATTCGGGTCGGCGACACGCTTTCGGTGGGCTGGTCGGCTCCTGTCGAGGGGAAGGTACTGAAGGGCGTCAACCAGTACAAGCTCGACGGCAAGACCCTGAACGGACGCTGGGCGACGGCTCCCGGAAACGGGCAAGTGCAAACCGAGACGTTGGTGTGGCTCAAGGATCTCGACAAGGAAGAGGACGAGTGAAACTCCTTCTGTTGTCACTGGGGGGGAGAGCCCCGGGGAAGTCTTAGGACCAACCGGGGTGTTTCACCATGCCGTCGTCACCAGAAGCCAAGAAAGCCCGCAAGGACCTGCGCAAGGGCCTAAAGGACGTATTCGACGGCCGGGACACGGAAGTAGATGTCGTCGAGCTGGCCCGGGCCCTGTGGCGCAAAGCCGGGGGCATGGACCAACTGGCAAGCCGGCTCTGGGAGGCATACGACTCGTCCGACCCCAAGAGCCAGTATGCCCAGCGCATGCTGAGCATGTGCATGACGCTATGGACCACTGCGACTCCCAATGAAGAGGAGCGGAGCCGGTTCAAGAATCTGTCGGACGCGGAGTTGGAGCAGACGATCAAGGAAGCCATGCCCACGGAATCGGAAGTGGTCAAGGCACTGGAAGCCAAGGTAGCCGTCCTCGAAAAGCTCGTGGAGGGCTACCGGCAACTGTACGGCGAACTAGATGCTCGACACGGTACTGACATGCCCGGAAGTGGACACGGCGAAGCTGAAGGCTTTGCTGGCGGAGAAAGCCTCCCGCCGGCTTGAAGCCCTCAACCTCTACGAGCCCACACCCCTCCAGGCGCCGTTTCACCACTGCACCGCCGCCGAAAAAATCATTCGGGGCGGCAACCGCAGCGGGAAATCGGTCGCTTCCGCCGTGGAGTGCGCGCGCTGCGTCACGAACCAAGATCCCTTCAACAAGTACCCCAAGGAAGGCATCTGCTACGTCGTCGGCAAACAGGGACGCGAAGTCGGCCAGGTGTTGTGGCGCATGCTCGGTAGAGCAGGAGCATTCAAGATCATCCGCGACAAGGTGACGGGTCTGTGGCGCTCCTACCGGCCGTTCGACGAGTCCGATCTGGAAAGAGCCAAGGAAGCGCGTCCGTCCCCTCCCTTGATCCCGCCGCGGCTCATCTCGGAAATCGTCTGGGAGAACAAGAAAGAGAATCTGCCCAAGATCGTGCGACTCGTGACAGGGTGGGAGATTCACTTCTTCTCAGGGGAAGCGGCTCCTCCGCAGGGCACGACGGTTGACTTTGCCTGGTTCGACGAGGAAATCGAGCATAAGGCTTGGTACACGGAAGTCAGCGCGCGTCTGATCGACCGCAACGGCATCTTCCAGTGGTCCGCCACTCCTCAAGCCGGCACCGAGCAGCTCTATGAATTGCACTGCCGTGCCGAGGAGCAGAAGTTCCAGGCTGAGAAAACCATCGAGGAGTTCGAGCTGTCCTTCGAGGACAACCCTCACCTCACCAAGAAACAGAAAGACCTGTTCAAGGAGAAGATGTCGGAGGACGAGCGTTTGGTGCGCGTGCATGGTCAATTCGCCATGCTCACTTCCATCGTCTATCCCGAGTTCAAAGCCGACGTCCACGAGGTCGAATACTTCGACATCCCCGACACCTGGACGCGCTACGTCTCCATCGACCCCGGAAGGCAAATCTGCGCCGCGATGTTCCTGGCCGTGCCTCCCCCCGACAAGGGGGACTACGCCTACGGCTACGACGAGCTCTACATCCCCAACTGCGATGCGGAGCAGTTCGGCGAGCGCATGCGGGAGAAGTGCGGGGGGCAGACATTCCAAGCGTTCCTCATCGACCATCAGGAAGGCCGCAAGGTTGAAGCGGGATCGGGTCTGTCGATCGAGGAGCAGTATTCCCGCGCCCTACGGAAGCGCAAGATCGCCTCGGCGCTGACGGGAAGCATGTTCCTTCACGGAGACTCGAACAAACAAGCCGGTGTGGAGGCGTGCAGGTTGTGGCTGAGGCAGAGAGAAGAAGATGCCGAGCCGAAGCTGAGGATCATCAAGGGGCGGATGCCAAACTTCGTCATGGAGATCAAGCGCTATCGCTTCAAGCGTCTCCAGACGGTGAATGGAGCGATTGTCTCCGATGAGACCGATGACCGCGGGCGCTGCCATCTGATGCACTGCTTCAGATACCTCGTGCAGTACAACCCGCGCTATGTGAAGCCTCAGCCCAAAAGGGACAAGAACTACGCGGTGCTGGCGATGGAGCGGAAGCGCAAGAAGAAGGACCAGTACGTTCGGTTAGGACCAGGAGCTTAGCCCCATGATGCAAAAGACGTTCAACGGCCTCGGGATTGTGGATGTGGCGGTGAAGGCGAACGAAGCCTACGCGATTGCCACGGATGGAGAGCCGACCTACGAAGAGGACCGCTGGGAAGCGGTTGCGGCCAAGGCGATCTGGCTGATGGACCCGCGCGAAGGTCGAGAGGTGGAAGTCTCAGCCAAGGACGCCGCGGCGGCGCTGTACCAGTCGTACATGGGTGCGCCCTCGGAGGACTATGCACTGTTCTTTCAGCAGCCCAAGCCAGTGAAGGTGGCTTGGGAGGCGGTGGCGCGATTCCTGTTCGACCTGCTTACGTCGGACGTTCCGACCTCAGTGACTTACGAGCTGGTCCGCCCCTGGGTGGAATCGCAATTAGGAGATCTTCATGAGTTGGAAAATGCCTCACGTTGAGCGCGGCACGACCGTTCGCTGGCACGACGGTGGTGATCTTGGCGAGCAGTGGGTGCCGGCCATCGTGACCAAGGTCAACGACGTCTCTGGCGAGCACGCGCGGCATGTGTGTCTCGCGGTGATCTATGCGGACAACATGTACTTCGTGGTCAAGGACGGCGTGCATCATCACGACGATCCGACCACTACGGACGCTGAAAAAACGCACGCGGGAACCTGGACTTACACCGACGAGCACAAGCGCATCGGCGAACTCCAGGCGCGTGTGGCGGCTCTGGAAGTGTTGCTCGAACCGGCCCCCAAGAAAACTGAGAAATGACCGAAACCCCATACAAGGCGATCAAAGAGCACTGGCTCAAGAAGATCCGGCTGGGCTTGGATCACAAGAAGGATTTCCAGAAGGACGCCGACGAAGGAATGAAGTTCTTCAACGGCCCTTACGACTTCCTTTACGATCTCAAGCGCTCCGAGATGAAGGGGGATTTCGTCTACGCCGGCCCCGAAGGGATGCCGCGCCCAAGATTTTGTATGACCCACAACAAGGTCGCCGAAGCGATCCAGTTGTTCGGGCCGTACCTGTATCACACGAACCCCGTCAGAACGATCACTCCTCGTCAGCTATTCATGCCGAGCGTCGAGTTGTTCGGAGATCCGAACGACCCGATGGTGCAGGCGCAGCACGCGATGACGGTGCAGCAAGTAGTGGTGGGAAAGCACACGGACCAGACGCGCGCTGATCTGATGCTGGCCTACCAGAACTACACCCCTGTCGCCACGGACCTGAAGTCGAACGCACGCCGGACCATCGACGAGGCGTTCATCAAGGGCATGGGTCTGTTGCGGACGCAGGTCTACCAACCCCCGGGAACTCCGTGGAAGATGGTCGCCAGTTTCCACGAGTCGGTGGACAACTATGTCATGGACCCGGACGTGGAGAACCGGGACGACTGCAAGTGGACCGCGCTGTGGTGCCTCCAACCCGCATGGCAGGTCGAGGAAGAATACGGCCTGCCTCCGGGGTCACTGAGGGGCAAAGGCTCAGCCGAGAGCTACGACGAGAAGGCTACTCAGGAGACCAAACCTCCAGCGCATTCGGATAAGCAGAACGGCCGCACCAACGACCTGATCGGCTACTGGAAGGTGTGGTCGAAGATGGGCCTTGGGGGGAAACTGTCCGGCATCGATCCGTCGGTGTACGAGGTCGATGTGCATGGCAACTACGTGTTCCTGGCGATCTGCGAGAAGTGCGACTACCCGCTCAACATCCCCCCGGAATTGTGGGCGGACCCGATGCAGGTGGGCGAGCGAGTGCAGTGGGAGACGCCTTATTGGGCGGACGACGCCTGGCCCTGCACACCGTTCATCTTCCATGAAGTGCCGCGCAAGATCTGGCCCATGAGCCACTTCAAGCCCGCCATGGGAGAGCTGAAGTTCCTCAACTGGGTGTACTCGTTCCTGGCCTCGAAGGTGGGAACAGCTTGTCGGGACCTGATCGTCTGCGCCAAGAGAGCCTCGGAGGAGATCAAGCGGGCGATTGTGAGCGGGACGGACTACGAGCTGATCGAGATTGAAGCGTCCACCGGAAAGATCGGTGAGATCGTCGAGTTCCTTCAGCATCCTCCGTTTCATGGCGACATCCTGAAGGTCGTCATGATGGTCAACGAAGCCTTCGAGAGGCGGGTGGGGCTCACGGAGCTGATGTACGGCTCAACCCCGGTGCAGATGCGGTCTGCGGAAGAGGCCGCGGTCAAGGCGAACCAACTTCGGGTGCGGCCGGATGATTTGGCGAACAAGGTCGAAGATGCGATGACCGATGTGGCGCGCCGGGAAGCGCTGGCGGCGCGGTGGAACCTGGAACCGCAGGACGTGGAGCCGATCTTGGGTCCGGTTGGGGCACAACTCTGGGGGCAGTTCGTGACCCCGACCGACCCGAGCATGCTTCTGCATCAACTGGAATACCGCATCGAAGCGGGTTCAGCCCGGAAGCCGAACAAGGACAAGCAAGTCGGGGACGCGACCGCGGCGATGCAGAACGTGTTCCAGCCGCTGTTCCAGTATTCGATGCAGTCCGGGGACGTGGGCCCGACCAACGCAGTCTTGGAGATGTGGGCCAAGGCCAATGACATCGAGCCTGAGAAGCTGATGCTCCAGCCCCCGATGATGCCACCAGTCGATCCGGCAACGGGGATGCCGATGGCGCCCACGCCCGACCCGATGGCTCAACCGATGCCTGCCGAACCAATGATGCAGGAGCCGGCGCTGCCAGCATTGCCCGAGTTGCCGCCTGTTCCTCCGACCCCGCCGGTGACGGTGAACATCAACGTGGTGGGTCAGCCGCAGCAGTCGTTCAACGTGACGACTCCGCAGCAGACGATCAACGTCCAGTCCCCACCGCAGACGGTGAATGTGGGGATGCCCACCGTCACCGTGCCCCCAGCGCAGGTGACGGTGCAGCCAGCGGTGCCGAACATCAACGTCCAGCCAGCGAATCCGGCGATCAACGTGGCTGCATCTCCGCCGAACATCAACGTGCAGCCGCCGCCGATCCAGATTCCTCCCGCGCCTCCCGCGGTGGTGAACGTGCAGACGCCGCCGCCGATCGTGAACGTAGCCCCACCGCCGGCTCCGGTGGTGAACGTGCAGGTGCCCGAACGTCAGCCGGAAGAGACGGAGTACGAGGTCGTGCGGGATGGAGCCAACGACGTCATGGGCATCAAGAAGGTGCCAAAGAAGAAACCTGACGAGGACAAGCCCAAGAGGAAGGGTAAGTAGTGGCCGGCATCTGCACAGCTTCGACGCGCGATTCCGGCGGCTCGTGTGAGCACCTCACGCTCACCGTGTCGCTGGATGGGGATTCGTTCACGTTCAAAGCCGGCCACCACGACCCCGCTCCGCTGACGAGCGACGAAAAGCTCGACCTCTTGAGGAAGCTCGCTCGCTGGCACAAAAGCAAAGGCGCAGACCTGGCGGCGTTTCTGGGGCGGGTGCTACTCGGCGAGGAGGCGACGAACGTGCAACAGCAAGACCTGCTCACGCGCGATGTGACCAAAACCAACATCGGCACGGCTTACGTCAACGTTCCTCCGGGGGCCAACGGCGAACGAGTCCTGATCGACTTCACCGGATGCACTCAGTACCGCTTGCGGCTGTGGGCTAACTTCGCCGGCACCGGCCCCTGGCAGGTGCGCATCGTGCGCGACAGCGACAACGCCGTGCTTTATGAATCTCCGTCTCTGACGCAGAGCGGCGAGCGGGAGCTGGACAGCGGCTGGCAGAATCTTCCGGCCGCCGCGAGCGGCGCTATCGAGGTGAGGTTGCAGGCAAAATCAACGACGGCCGCCGATGACCCGATCTTCCATCGCTGCACGCTTGGAAAGAAGTAAATGGGGGGCGATTTTCATGAACCGTCGCAGTTTCTTCAGGCGCGCTATGGGCTGCCTCGCTGGCTTGGCCGGCTTGGCATCCAAAAGCGAAGCTCTGCATGTGGCTGGCTGCATTAAGAAGGTTGGCTTTGTCTTTGGCAATGTAGTCAAAGATGGGTCTGGTTTAACGGTATCGCTTTCGAGCTTGGCGAAGTAAATGGCCCTGCAAACCATCGCTGGACGCGGAGCGTACTTGCCACGGCACTTGTACATCTCTCGCGGTCCGTTCCTCAATTCGGCCGTCATCGACGCTACGGGCGAGAAGATCGCCTACATCGGTCGGGTCTGGAACAAGGACGGCAGCTCCAAGAACATCAACAAGGTCGGCTTTCTATTCGGCTCCGTCACCAAGGCCGGCGGATCTGGCCTGACCGTCTCGCTCCAGGACGTGAGCCTGACTTCCGGTCCGGTCTTTCAGCCAGACGAGACCCAGGATCAAACGGTGGCGATTGCCAACGGCGATGCGGGGTTCACGTCGAATGCGTGGTATCAGACCGGGGCGCTGTCGGCGACGCGCACGGTATCGCCTGGCGACCTGTTGGCGGTGGTCATCGAATACGACGGGTCCGGTCGGCTGGGAGCGGATGCGGTCAATGTCCGCTGCCTTGCTCAAGCGGACTCTTCTGGCTTCAACATGCCTGGCGTGGTGCTCAAGTCTGGCGGGTCTTGGAGCGACACCACTGACATCCCGAACGTCATCCTGGAGTTCGACGACGGCACCTTCGGCACGCTTGACGGTGGATTCCCGTTGTCGGCAACCAGCAGCGCAGCGTTCAAACAGGACACGGGCACGGCGGACGAGTACGCGATGGAGTTCAGCGTACCGTTCCCTTGCAAGGCGGATGGTTGCTGGCTGACCCACGCCTTGAGCGCCAACACGTCGAACTACGAAATCGTGCTCTATGAGGGCACGACCGTCAAGACAACGGTGACGGTGGACGCCAACGCTGTGAAGGCCGCAGGAGACTCGCCGCGTTTCGCGTGGTTCGCGTTCTCCTCGCAAATCTCGCTTACAGCGAACACGACCTACTATCTGGCGGTCAAACCGACGCAGACCACCAGCACAGTGACGCTCCATTACTTCGACGTTGCAGCGGCCAATCACTTCCAGGCTCACGACGGCGGGACAGCGTTCAGGTTCGCAACTCGCCTGGATGAAGGCGCATGGGCAGCGGCGACGACGACTCGGCGGCCGTACATGGGGATTCGGCTGTGTGCGTTTGATGACGGGGTTGGCGGCGGGAGTGGCGGCGGCCTGAAGATTGTTGGCTGCGGGGGGTTGGCAGGATGAGCTATCTCGGAGATTTTGCCGCTGGCGACACAGTTGATTTCAACTTCACAACCCGTCGTTTCTCGACGGGCGCTCCGCACCAACTCGCGGGTACGCCAGCGGTGCGCGTCTACAAGGGATCGTCCACGACGGAGGATGACTCTGGCATCACGCTCACGGTTGACTTCGACTCGCGCACCGGCCTGAACCACGTCACCATCGATACTTCGGCGGACGGGACGTTCTACGCAGACGGCGGACAGTTCGAGGTGGTCATTACGGCTGGAACGGTGGACAGCGTATCGGTGGTTGGGGAAGTGGTGGGGCGATTCACCCTGCGAGCGCAGGCGAGCTTGTACCCGACGACAGCGGGCCGCAAGCTCGACGTGACAGCAGCGGGTGAGGCTGGCATCGATTGGAACAACATCGGCAGTCCGACCACGGTCGTCAATTTGTCGGGAACGACGGTAAAGACCGCGACCGACGTGGAAACGGACACGGCTGACATCCAATCGCGTCTGCCTGCGGCACTGGTGAGCGGGCGCATGGACAGCAACATGCAGGCCGCGGCGAACGGGGTCATTACCGCAGCGGTTATCGCTGACAGCGCGATCGACCGTGCGACGTTCGCTGCGGACACCGGCATGCAAACGGTGCGCAGCAACACCGCTCAAGCAGGTGGGGCCAGCACGATCACCCTGGACGCCTCGGCAAGCGCCACCAACGACATTTACAACGACCACCTCATCTACCTCACCGGGGGCACGGGCGCAGGACAGGCCGCGTTCATCACCGACTATGTGGGCGCGACCAAGGTCGCCACGATCAAGCCGGCCTGGGTCACTGCGCCGGATAACACCACGACGTTCGCCATCATCCCTGCGGCGAGCCTCTGGCACCAGATCATGGCCGATCATGTGGTGAGCGGCTCCACCGGCGCATCGCTCAACGCCGCTGGCTCTGCGGGCGATCCCTGGACCACAGCACTTCCGGGGGCTTACGGCGCGGGCACAGCCGGGAAGATCATCGGGGACAACCTCAACGCCACGGTGTCGAGCAGGGCGAGCCAGACATCGCTCGATACGCTCGACGACTACGTGGACTCGGAAGTGGCTGCGATCAAGGCCAAGACGGATCAGCTCACGTTCACGACGGCCAACAAGGTAGATGCGACCATTCAGGCCGCAGGCGACTTTGCTCAGGGTGCAGCAGACAAGGCATGGTCATCTGGCACCAGAACTCTCACCGCCATTGGCTCGGGCGTCATCGCTGCGGCGGAACTCAACAACATCGCGGACGCGCTGCTCAAGCGCGATTGGTCAAGCGTCTCTGGTGAAGCCGCGCGGTCAGTCCTCAACGCCCTGCGCAAGCTCCGCAACGAATGGTCGATCAGCGGCACGACCCTGACGGTGAAGAAAGAGGATGATTCTACCACAGCTTACACGCAGACGCTGACTGCAACGGCCGGAGCGGACCCGATTACGGCAGTGGATAACTGACGTGGCTCAACATGGCTTCCTGGATTTCGTCGGCTATCCGGTTGGCGTGCCGGACACAGAGCCGGAAGTCGGCTACCGCGGCATCGTCGATTGGACGGGTCTGCCTGCGGGAGCGGTGACAAGCGGGCCCCGATGTGGCCTGGTCGGCATCATCGACTGGACCGGCATCCCGTGTGGTGGTGGTACGACGGCCCGGCGCCGAGGTGCGGTGAAGAAGAAAAAGCGACTCGCCGACTGGAAACGCCGGCATGACGACGAACTGATCCTGGCGATGGTCTTGGGACTTGAGGACGAATGATGTGCCCGAAGTGCAATGAACGCGAAGGCATCCCCTTCCTCGAAGGGCTGTGCAGACTCTGCGATATGTTCCAGTCCCAGACTCCTCCTCAATCGAGGAGCGACCGCGAGTTCCTCATGGGCTCGGCCAACGGCTCTCAGTTCGAGAAGAACCCCGCCATGGGGGACTACTACGCCAAGAAAGCCAAGAAGGCCGGGGTCTCCCTCGCAGGCAAGGTCTACAAGCACAGCCTGGCGCGCTACGCCGGCGACCCCAGAGCATGGGTGTCGGACCGGGGGGACGTGAAGCGCATCTGCGAGCAAGAGGGCTGGGGGTGCAACGGCGCTGTGCAGAACAAGCTGCGCGAGCAAGAACCTCCGAAGCCGGTGGACATCGCGCCGCACCTCTTGAAGAAGTACGTCAAGCAAGAGCTGAAGAAGGAAGGCGGACCAGTGACCCCCAGACGACTAGAGGACGTGACGGAGCGGGTGAAGAACAAGATCAAACGAGGCTCAAAGAAGAGGGGGGCATAAGGTGGCGACGTTCAACAAGATAAATTCGTTCGTGGAGGCAGTTGCGGAGGAAGTGCATCAACTCGCCAGCGACACCTTGAAGGTCATGCTGACCAACACCGCGCCGGTGGCCACGAACACCGTGAAGGCCAACCTCACCGAAATCTCGGCCGGCAACGGCTACACCGCGGGCGGTACACAAGCCAGCCAGTCGAGCAGTGCGCAGTCCTCGGGCACGTACAAACTCGTGCTCGGGGACGTGACGTTCACTGCGTCGGGTGGGTCGATTGGACCGCTCAGATACGTCGTGCTTTACAACGACACGGCCACGAATGACGAGTTGATCGGCTGGTGGGACTACGGCTCGTCGATCACTCTGGCGGATGGCGAGTCTCTCACCGTGGACTTCTCGGCAGTCAATGGCGTACTCACGATCACATAATGGCCGTCTCCCATGTAGGATCGCAGGCGGGCTCGGGGGCCAGCACGACTGGCCTCACGCTCCTCATACCGGCCGGCACCCAGACGGACGACGTGCTGTTCCTGTCGCTCATGAACGCAGGCGCAGCAGCGGACGCGACGGTGGCGGACAACGACTCCGGTGGGAACACCTGGGCCCTGATGCACGGACGCGACAACGGCACCGCCAGAGCAGCGGTGTGGTGGAAGCGCGCCACCGCGAATACAGCCTCCAAGACCATCACCATCTCGGGCTGCACGGACTCATGCTCGGGAGGGGTTTCGGTCTACCGGGGGGCGTCAACCGGGACTCCCTACGAAGAGGCGGGGAGCCAGCTCAGAGGGTCGGGCAACGAGACTGCCACGGGGATCACGACGACCCAGAACGGGGCGATGGTATGCTTCTCGGTTTTCAACCATACCAACGACAACTCGCTCCTGTCGAACGTCTCGACGACCAGTCCTGGAACCCTGACGACGCGCTTTCAGCACCTGAGTTCGGGAGGGAACGACTCATCGTGCGCGCATGCGAGCGAGGTGCTGACCACCGCTGGGGCGACGGGAGACTTCACCTGGTCCCAAGCAGATGCAGCTACGACGGTCATCAAGTGGGCGGTCGTTCCACCGACTTTGACGAGTTACACAATCGAGGCCGAGGCCGCGGCTTTTATCCTCACAGGGCAGGACATCCTTTTCCAGAGGGTCATGGTTGCGGAGGTGGGGGCGTTTGTTCTGACCGGGCAAGATGTGTCGTTCGGGAGCGCACGCACTCTCGACGCGGGGTTTGGCGCGTTCACCCTGACGGGGCAGAATGCGAACCTCCTGTATCATCGGGTGCTCACTGCCGGGACGGGGGAGTTCCTGTTCACGGGGCAGGACGTTGGCATCGGTCGCCCAAGGTCGATCATCGCCGACACGGGCGAGTTCACCCTGACAAGTCAGGATGCGACGTTCCGCAGGACGTACATCATGGTCGCGGACGCGGGGAGCTTCACCCTGACGGGTCAGGACGTGACTTTCACCGCAGAGGCCCTGCCGGATGCAACGCCAATTCGCGTGGATGAATCCCGTGCGGGGTTCACGCGCGTCGAGGTGAGCGGGACCACACATGGCCGCGTGGACGATGGAGACATAAGCCGCCGCTTGAGGCCGGAGTGACCGATGCCGCTGACGACATACATGGACCTGGTTCAGCATGCGTTAGATTACCTCAACGCATCTACCTCTCCCGAGATGGAGAGGGCCGCGCGCCGCTCTGTACAGGCGGCGTATCAGGACATCGTGAACTTCAAGCGCTGGTCGTACTACATGCACGAAGGGCGATTAGCGACCGTAGCCCCATACTCGACGGGCACGGTGGTCTACACGAACAGTACGAGAGAACTGACCCTGACCGGCGGAACCTGGCCAACGTGGGCGGCGCGCGGAGTGGTGCGCTTCAGCGACGTCTATTACCAGGTCTCCGAGAGGACCAGCAGCACGGTCATCAAGCTCAACTCCGCCTCCAACCCTGGGGAGGATGTGGCGAGCACGACGTTCGAGATCTGGCGCGACTGCTTCTCCTTGCCGACGGACTTTCAATCGATGGGCCAGGTGGTCATCGTCGGCAACTCGATGATGCTCGACTACATCCACCCAAATGACTGGCTTCAGTCGCAGAGGATCTACCACGGTGGGTCCACCCCTTCGATCTACACGATCACCGGAGACCCCGATTTCCAGAACGGCATGGCCATCCGCTTCTTCCCGTTCCCCGACAGTGCTTACACCCTGGCGTACCTCTACCAGAGGCGTCCGAGGGACCTGAAGATCCTGGAGGAGTCAGCGGGGACCGTCTCGACCACGAGTGGCTCGACGACGGTGACTGGATCTGGGACGGCATTTACGAGCGGTATGGTGGGGTCGGTGATCCGCTTTGGCACGACCGCGGTGGGGGACAAGCCCACGGGTTTGTCGGGGGCGGCGCCCTACCATATCGAGAGAATCATCACGGCGTATTCGAGCGCCACGTCGGTGACGATTGACGCAGATCCGGGTGAAAGTTTGTCGTCGGTGGTGTATAGTGTAAGTGACCCTGCGGACCTTGAACCCGGGGCCATGACGACGTTCCTTTACCGAAGCATCGAGCATCACTGCCGGCTGATCCGCAGGATGCCCACGACGAATGTGGACGAGGGACGTTATCGAGACGCCTTGATTCTCGCGCAAGAAGCCGATTCGCGCAGCTTTTCCCCCCGCCTAAATGGAGTGACTTACTATCCGCAACGACTTGCGGATATGCCCGTCACCTTTTAGGCCGGGGAAGTCATGCCGTTTGGACTCGCCGAACTCACCTTCTCCCTGGACACCTCCGCCTACGGTTCAGGAGACGTCCTCGCCGACACTCAGGAATTGGCCTCCTTCTTCCCCGCCTCGGGGCACACGGTCGTCCTGCGCTCGGTCGTCTTGATCGACGAGGATGACCAGGGCATCGCTCTGGACCTGCACTTCTTCGATTCCAACGTCAGCCTGGGAACAGAGAACGCCGCGCCCAACATCTCGGACGCCAACCTGCGCACGAGTCTGGGGTCGATTGCCATTGCGGGCGGCGACTACAAGGACCTGGGTGGCGCGCGGTCGGCGACGTTGCGCGGGCTGGATTTGTTCCTGAAGGGCGCGGCTGGATCGACGAGTTTGTGGGTGGGGGCAGTGACCGGAGGCACCCCGACACACACGGCCTCGGGATTGCGCTTGAGGCTTGGGTACGAGTGGCATTAACAGGAGACGATCATGGGGGTTCCCCGTGTTTATACCGGATATGGCGCGGCGGCGGTCGGCACGAACCTGACGTTGGTGACGCTGATCGGCGCGACCAACATTCGCCCCGGCCTGTCGTACTTGTCCATCGGCTGCAGTGCCGCGCCCGTGGATGCAGCGACAAAGTTCCGCGTTCTGCGCTGCACCACTACCGGCACGCCGAGCGCGTCTGTCACACCGCAAGCGAACGATCCGGGCGACCCTGCTTCCTTATGCACGGTGGGCGGCGGTGCGTTTGGCGGTGCCAACGAACCCACCTACACTGCGGCGGCGATCAATCGCACATGGAACCTGAACCAACGCAACACGCTTCAGTGGGGTGCCTATCCGGGACGTGAGATCATGGTGCCAGCGACGGCCAACAATGGCCTGGGCATCCGCTCCATCGCGTCTACAGGCTCGGCGGAACACGAGGCGATGATTGAGTGGATCGAATGAGGCGCAGCAGCATTCACGCAGACGGGTTCGTCATTGTGGACGACCGGCAAGTGGCGGACACGCTTCAATGCGTTCACTGCATGGCCCACTTCGAGGTGGTTCCGGGGAGCGGGAACAAGCGAGGTTTCTGTACGAAGTGCGCCGGGCCGACGTGTTCTCCGAAGTGCTCGGGGAAATGCGTGCCTGCAGAACAATGGCTCACGAATGTCGAGAAGGGGCTGCCGGAGGATTTCGTGCCGGTGATTGTGTCGGTGCCGAGGAGCATCCATGGCTGAGCCTGCCCGCCCCGTGATGGTCATCGAGGACTTTCCGGGGCTACTCACCAACGCGGATCCGGTTGATTACCCGCCTGGAGGCGCGGAGGAGCAGGTTAACGCCTGCTCTCACCGCGTTGGTGAGCTGGTGGTCCGTAGGGGCCTTGCCGAGGTTACGTTTGAGGGGAACTAGACCACCTGCGCAAAATGCGCAGGTGGTCTATCAATGTTTTCTGGGGTTTTCTGATGTTCGTCGGTTACGTTGCCCTAAGCTCTGCGGTCCGCGGCACGCACGTCACGAAGAACTCGTCGAGTGTGCCGACGAACGCTGACTCCACCCCGACGTTCCGGGTCTACGGGCCCTCGGGGACGCTGATGACCAACGGCACCGGCTCATTGACCCAGAAGGACACTGGGTCGATCACCGGGGCCACGAATGCCACGCCAATCGTCATCACGAGCACGAACCACAAGCTATCAACCGGGAACCGGGTCACCATCACCGGGGTCCAGGGCAACACGGCAGCCAACGGCACGTTCAACGTCACCGTGCTCACGGCCAACACGTTCTCGCTGGATAGCTCGGTTGGCAACGGCAGCTATACCAGCGGCGGATCATGGAATCTCAGCGGGGTGTATGACTTCTCGATCACTCCCACTGCGGCGAATGGGTATGCGTCGGGCAGCACTTACCTCGTCCTGGTGACGGACATCGTGAGTTCAGTGACCAAGGTGGGGACGTATCGGTTCACGGTGACATGAGTTATCTCGGGCGAGCGCAGCTTGGCCAGACCATCTGCCCGTACCTTCAGTGCGTGGATGCGTCCGGTTCTCCGGTGCTCCCTGACGACCCACCCCAGATCAAGATTCGCGCCTCGACGGGCAACATCATCATCGTGGCTGCGGAAATGCCCCTGGTCGAGCGCTTCGTGCAGACGGGACTCTTCAAGTACCCGCTGTACCTGGGATCGCAGTACACGACGGGTCTGTACGAGGTGAACTACTACTACCGCTCGGGGGCGCACTACGGTCTGGAGTCGGACAACTTCGAGATCGTACCAGCGGGTCACGCGGACGGGCAGGTCTTAAACATGCACTTCTACAACCGCCCGCATGCGCAGTTCATCGTGTACGGCACCGAGACCGGGGCCATCGTTCGCGGACGAAAACCCACCGTGAGGTAGACGTGCAAGGAGTGATCCTGAGCGGGTGGTTCGAGGTTCACTGCGAGGGTGAGTGCGTGCGCATTAGCAACGGCATCACCCAGCAGGGCCTCAACCATGCGCTTCTGAAGCACTTCAACCCATCGCTTCAGGCACAGACTTGGTATGCGGGACTCATCGACGACGTGGGGTTCACGGGGATCTCGGATTCGGACACGCACGCGAGTCATTCGGGATGGTCGGAATTGACCAGCCTTGCTTCAGCGGACCGAGCGCGAATCCGCATGGCCACCCCGACCTCGAAGGTGGCGATCCACAGCCCACTTGCGGTCGGGGAGAACGCGATTGACCTGTTGCCTCTGGTTCCCGGATCGTCTCACCCCGCGGCCGTGAAGATCCGGGGGGTGTTCATGGCCAACATCGCCACGGTGGGGAGCACGAGTTCGGGCGGGGTGCTCTGGTCCACGGGGCTCTTCGACGCGCCCCGGACTTACCAGGCTGGGGCAAGGCTGACCATCGTTTACGGCTGCACGGCATCGGAGCGTTCGACGTGAGCGCGGAGTTCCATGTCACCTGGGAAGGGAACGACGGCGAGCGCTGGGAGGAGACGGTCCCCAACGGCATCACCGACGAAGGACTCACGGCGCTACTTGCTTCGGCGCTTGTTCTGAGCCAGGCAGCTACTTGGAAGATGGGGCTCATCTACGGAAGCGGGGGGGATGGGCTGACAACCCCGGTGTTCTCAGCGGTGGCGGCGACGGACACGAGCACGAGTCATCCGGGGTGGGCGAGGTATGGGTCGTTTGCCGAAGTGGGTTCATCGACCTCGCACTCGACTTCTCCGGCGTTCAGCGTAAGCGGCACGACGGTCACGATGAGTTCACCCCTGGCGTTCACCATGAACACCTCGTACCGGGGGAACGTGTATATCCGGGGGATTTTCCTGATTACCCAATCTCCTGCGGGACTCTGGAGCACGGGGTTGTTTTCCTCGGCGCGTCAGGTGGGTCACGGGGGCGGGATTCTGACGGTCAAGTACAGTTGCTCGGCTGCGGCCGGCATTACTCCATGAGGCATTTATGGTCTACGCAAGTGTGCATCTTCCCGTTCCGCAGAGGGACGTGAGCCGGATCTACCAGACCAACCTGACGGTGGCGGCGCTGCCGAATCCGGGTGGTCATGAGGAGATCGACCAGACCTTCGTCATCACGCAGAAATCGGTGCCCGAAGTGTCATCGGGCAATGACGACAACATCAGCAGCGGCCGGAGCAGCTAGTGGAGAGCTTTGCCGAGACGCCTGAAGGGCTGTTGTTCGTGGCCAACGGCTTCGACCCCGTGCAGCGCTGGGATGGGCTCACGGGGCAGATGGAAGCGGTGGGTCTGACTGCGCCCACAGTGGCTCCGGTCATGGCCAAGTCCGGCACCGGGGCAATCGTGGGCGACTACTACGCCTACTTGCGCTACGTGGACCGCTTTGGGCTGGTCTCGAATCTCTCTCCGATCTCCAACCTCCTGACGATCTCCGCTGCGTCAGGCAACGTCACAGGGGCCACAAACAAGACCCCCATCAGGATCACCACGGAGGCGGCGCACGGTTTGTCCTCGGGGGCCACGGTCAAGATCAGCGGAGTCGGGGGGAATACGGCAGCCAATGGGACCTGGACGATCACGGTGAAGTCCTCGACGACCTTCGACCTGCGCCGAAGCTCGGGGAATGGCACGTACACGGGCAGCGGGGAATGGCAGAGCGGGGCGGGGACGATCACCTTCTCCTCTCTTCAGGTTCCAACGGACTCCAAGGTGGTGCGCCGCCAAATCCTGCGCAACACCGACGGCCAGACGACGACGTTCTACGTGGACCTGGACACGACGGACCTCACGAGCACCTCCCTGACCTCAACGAAGGATGACGACACCCTTTCCGCGAGAACCTCGCAGGCGCTTCTGGGCCTCAATGGAAATGCCCTGGCCAACCGGCATAACATTCCGCCGAACCACAAGGCAGTTCTGGCGCATCACCTGAACCGGATGTTTCTGTTTGTCGAGAAGGAATACAGCCAGGGCATGGCCAAGGTGACGTTCGGCTCGACCACAGTAACAGGGGTCGGGACCAAGTGGACCTCCAGCATGGCCTCGCGCGTACTCTACATCGTGGGGGCCACCCGAAGCTACACGATCAGCTCGGTCAACTCGACGGCTCAGACTCTGACCCTGAGCTCCGCTTATCAGGACCCCACTGATGAGTTCGCGGCCTACGCGATCTTCTCTGCGCCCGCAGAACGCAAGACCCTCTACTGGTCTGAGGCTAACCTGCCCGAGTCCTGGCCTCCCGTGAACGCAGCCACCATTCAGGAGGACGGGGACGAAGGGACTGGCTTAATGCCGATGCGCTCGTTCCTCTACATCCTGGAGCGACGACATATCTACAAGCTGAGCTTCGCCGAGGACCCAGCGCTGGACGGGGAAATCTACCTCGCTGCCAACCGTGGGTGCATCAACAACCGTTGTTGGGTGCAGGTCGATGACGTGGCGTACATGCTCGACGAGTTCGGGGTCCACAAGTTTGTCGGCAACGCAGAATCCGAGCACCTCTCGACCCCTGTGCAGCCTTTGTTCGGCACCGATCAGGAGGACTCGCCCTGGAAGATCAACTGGCGGGCCAGCGAATACTTCCACGCAGTTCTCTACCGGCCTCAAGAGACGATTCGCTGGTTCGTGACTCTTTCAGGGATGGGCACGCCCAGACATGCGCTGGTCTACAACTACCGCCTTCAGCGGTGGTGGCTTGAAGAGTACCCCGAACCAATCGGTGGCTCCTGTCTTGGTCAAGTGAGCAACGTGACGGAGATGTTCCTGGGGGGCGCGAGCAAGAAGGTCTATGCGTTCTGGAAGCGGACCACGGACATCGTGAACCCCGGCGCCGGGACGGTACGAGGCACAGTGACGTCAAGCGGAGTCCTGTCGATCACGGATACTCAGGCGACGTTTCCTACATGTCTCAACGCGCCTCTGGCGATCGTGCATGGCACGGGTAAGGGTCAGGTCAGGAAGATCGTGGCGCAGTCGGGGACGACTCTCACGGTGGATCAGCCTTGGCTGGTGAGGCCGGACACGACGAGCGTTTACCAGATCGGGGGGATTTCCTGGAAGTTCAAGACCGGCTGGTTCCGTTTGAGTCACGCTCCTGAGATGGAGGACCGGCAGCTTGAGATTGCGTTTGGGCCCACGGTGGACCCGGCGATCATGGACATGCGCCTGTTCTACAACTTCCAAGCTACCGCTGAGTACCAGCAAGTAAGGCACTCGAAGGATTCTGGTGGAGGAATCGAAACGATAAAGAACGACCCGATTCTGTCGATCCACATGGACAACGACGATACGGGGCTTGTGGTTCACAAGCTTCCGGGGACCAGAGAGCATCTGAGCCGGGGCAAGAAGTTCAGCCAGGTCGAGTTGTCTGGGGTGACGAACAAGGACGAAGTGATCGTGCGTCAGCTTCAGTACGACGGGGTGCAGTGATGTTCGCACAGCAGCGCATTCGCCTTCTGCGCGAGGAGAAATGGACGCCTGACGAACTGGCGCGAGAGATCTACGCCATGATGGGGCCGGATGTTCCCCTTGAGCATCACGGCCAGATCACGCTTCATGCCCCGGCGAACGGCGCGCCTCTGGTCATCAAGGGTCTTGCGGTGGGAGACGTGATTATCCAGTTACCCAATCGAGAGGGAGCGGTGGAAGATGACGACGCCCCGGTGCTCGACGTGGTGGCTGCGGAAACGGACAGCACAACCGAAAACCAACGGACCGGGATCGCCGGGGAGATTCTGTCTGGGACGCACCCGGACTACTCCGTGCGGATTTACCCCGAAGGGCTGTCGGCAGATACCGAAACCGTGACCGTTAAACAGCTATCCGGTGTCTCTGGGGTGGCGCTGCAAGCGGGAACCTGGGTCATCGTCTACGTGGACGTGAACGGGGACTACTTCATGAACGTGCCGGTGTGGTGAATGGCAGGTACATGGGAAGGACGAAAGCTGTTTCTCCCCTCACGCAAACTGGTGACGGGGAGCCTGAGCAAGACCTACACCCTGAACGACGGTGCGGGCACGGTCTCCGTGACGATGCAGAACATGCAGCCGACCATTGCTTTCGACTGGACCGGGCGTCAGGTCGGTCTCGACACAGACATCGCGTTCTATCCCTTGGCCTGGCTGAGGTCGAACGTAACCATCGGAGGCTCGGACACGGATGCGGGGGGCGGGGCGAAGCTCCCAAACGTGGTGATCTTCAACACCGACCCCTTCGGAGCGATTGCCGAAGGCCTCGGGGACATTGCTTCGAACCTGGCGCGCTTGGACGTGTTTGCGTCCCTGCCGCAGTTCACCTACGGGAGCCACAACCAGGAATGGATGAGCACCTCGCTCTACCAGACCGACTACACCGTGGTCTCCGACACCGCAGTCCTGGCTCCGGGGTCCTACGGGAACCTCGTGAAGCAAGTGACGGCCTCGCACTGGATCGGGGGCAACGTGATCGAGCTGATCGCCATGACTCCCCAGGTCACAGGCAAAACCACGGGCTATGCCCTGCACGTGAACGCAAGCGGCACCTGGAGAACAGCGGACGCGGTGAACATGATAAGCGCGGCGCGGAGTCAGAGGTCGGCGAACATGGCGCGCTTCAATCGGTTCAAGACGGTGGTCTTGTACTACGATCCGTCAACGAGCACTCTTCCAACGGGGTTCCCGACGAGCATCACCCGGACGAGGAACGAGGACATCACGGACGCGACCAGCGAGGCGGATTTCGTGTACTGCGGGGCCTTCAGTGTGGCGGATGGAAACATGCGGCGTGAGGTCAGAAACAGGGTGGCGAGCTTCTTCGGAGTGTAAAGGGGGCGATCATGTACGGCGGTGGCGCATTCGGCGGCGGTGGCGGGTTTGGCATGGCTGGCTCTTACGGCGGGGGCAGCCGCGCAGGGTCTAGCTACGGCTCCTACGGTGGCGGTTCCACCAGTTTCAGTTCTGCCCCGAGATCCTCTTCGTACTACGGCTACAGCCACGGCACTCCGGGGGCGCGGCCGAGTTCACATGCTGGGGTCATGGGGGGCATCAGCCCGAGTGCCACGGCTTCGTCGCTCTTGGGGTCGATGGGTCCTGGAAGAGCCGGGAGCAGTCTTGGATGGAGCATGCTCGGTCACATGGGGCCAGGGGTCTCTCCTGCCTCGGCGCTGGCCTCAGCGGTACGCGGGTCAATCCTGACGACTCCGGGAGAGGCACGCGGAGCGGTGAGCGGACTCACCACGCGACCGACTCCAGGACCGACGACCGCCAGCATCCGCGCTCGCGGGTCGGCTGGTGGCTCGGCCGGTGGCGGATCATCCGGTGGCGGAGGTGGTGGCACGGTGACTCCTCCCTCTCCGGTTGGAGGGCCCGTGGACAGCCGCGGCAAGGGAAAGGCTGCAGGCAAAGCGAGTGCTGGCAAGACGGCCAGTGGGAAGTCTGTCCTCTCGCAGGCTGTTGAGTCAGGCGCTGGGTGGTCGAACACGGCTGGTTGGGCACCGAGCTATTCGACGCCTTTGACGGAGCTGAACGCGAAGCAGCAGAACACGATGGACCTGGTGAGCTACCTCAACACCCTCTCCAGCCCGGCGGACTACAACCCGTATGTGGGTTGGGTTGCAGCCATGGGGCGGGAGCCGACTCTTGATTCGTATTCCCCAGAGGCGTTCAACGCTCGTCTGGACAACATGAAGGCCATGGGCCGACCGGCCCCGAGTGGGCCACTCTTCAGCGGGGTCAGCCCCTTCGATCAAACGGCCTGGGACGACCACCTCGCCAGGGCGGGTCAGCGCGGGGCGCACAACTGGGAGATGGTGCCGATCCCGTGGGCGCCGGGGCAGTACAGCAGCGTTGCTCAGGTGTTCGACAGTTATATGGCCATGCAGCCAGACTTGGCGCAAGCCAGGACAATGGCCCAGCCGTACCTCGGGACCGCCCCCGCCCCGCGCACGGGCGTGGAGGCACGCACAGAGCCGGCCTACGACGTCCCGGGCTACACCGTGACGGACGAAAACCCGCTCATTCAGGCGCTGAATCCCGGCACGCCGGCCCCAGCAGCGGCTCCAATGGCCCCGAGCATGCCGCCCAAGCAGCCGACGGCTGGTCCGACTCAGCCGCGTGGGCGGAATCGTGGTATAACGCAGACAAAGAAATAAGGTGATCTGAATGGACCTGGAGAAGCTAACTCCGGCACCGTGGTCGTCAAATGTTCCTTCCGGCAATGAAACGGAAGCCGTGTTCGCCTCTGGAAAGATGATCCTGGAGTGCATCGTTAACCGCCACTACCAAACGTGTGAGGCGGATGCCGAGTTCATCGCCCTTGCCCGCAATGCCTTCGACGTGATGATGCGGCGAAAGTGGTGGGTAGAGCCGATTGGAGGAGGCGATCTCGGCTGGGCGGTGTTTGAAGAGGTCGAGCGGGACGGCAACTTGCGCCACCCTCCCGTGTGGATGGAAGCCGACCCGGCGTTTGACCCTTTCACAGCCCTCGTCGAAGCGGACAAGTGGTACAAAGCAAACGTCGAAAAGAGGTGAGTGATGTTTTCCGGATCTTCTTCATGGACCTTTCCGACTGGTGGTGGGTGGGCGGCGGGGACTCCTCCCTTGCACGGCATGCCCGCGCCGATGCATTACCTTCACCCTCGGGGGGTCTTGGGACACTCGATGGACCGGGCGGAACTCGACAACGCCCGCACCGCGAATGAGCTGGCCAAAGCCCAAGAAGCAAGGCGCGCCCAAGCCTTCGGGATGCTCTCGAAGCACGTCTCGGGGGGCAGAAGTGGCGGGGATGGCCCACGACCCAACATCGACACGAATCCGATCTGGGACACGCGCATGACCCAGCAGATGGTCAACTCTGCCCGGGCCTACAACGACCAGCGCACCGGGACCGCAGTGGCCGACATGGAGGAGAGTACCGCTGCACGAGGGTTTGGGCCGCAGTCTCCCCTCATTCAGGCGCTGCGGACCAATCTTGCGATGCAGAACATGGCTGCCAATTCCCAAGCGGGGACGGACATCCGCATGCGGACGACTGGGGAGAACGCTTCCCACCGTTTGGCGGCGCAGAAGGCGTATGAAGAAGAGATCACCCGCCGAAGGGCGATCGAGCAGGAAGAGTACAACGCGCTGTTACAGGCGCTCATGGGGTTCGCAGCATAAATGGAGTGACCAATGCCATACGGCAATCCTCTGGCATACGCGGCTGATTACGGGGTGGGGCAGACGCCGGCGCAGATGGACCGGCTTCAGCACCAAGCCCACTTCATGGGGCCGCTTCAGTATCCGGACCAAGAACAGTTGCGCGCCCGCTTGCATCAATGGTCGCAGATCATGAACCAGATGCAGCCAGTGGCGGAGCGCAACCAGCAGAGGCTCACGGAGCTGAACCGCGCCGCGCCTCCTGCCGCAGGGGGAGCAGGGCAGGCACCCATCGTCGAGGACTACCCGAGTCAGGCTCCCCGGCAGGTGCCGCGCAACAACACAGCGCCCATTGGTGCCACCCCGCCTAATGTGCCTGGGAATCCGGTCATGGAGATGTGGGGCGGCAACGTCCCCTCTCCTGGGTTCTTCATGGGCGAGTTCCAGAACTACCAGGGCAACCCCTTCCACCGCTCGGATCGCCTGATCCAAGAAGGGCGGAGGATGGACCTGTACCAGCACTTGCTCAACGCGGCCCAGCAGGCACAGCAGCACGGGGACGATTACCTTCAGCGGCAGCAGCGGCTGGACACGGACCGGCAGATCGGCATTGGGCAACTGGGGCTGGGGGCTGCGGAGCTGTTCGGCTCGAACGGCACTCCTGGGTCACTGGGCATGCGGGCAGCGGAGAACTCGCGCCGGGAGCGTGAGAGCAACTTCCAGATGTCGCCCGAAGGACTGGGGAGCGCAACGCTGTCGGCGATGCTGACGCGAGACGCCTCGGGGTCGGTGCAACCTCGGGACGTGGTGCCACTATTCCGGGAGTTGCTGGCGAACGGCAATGGACAGGGTGGTGGTACTGCCCAGCCGCCTCTTGTCCAAGAGATGCGCCGGCGAATGACGCACACCCTCCCGGGTCAACCGCCGCAGCGCATGCCCCTGACGAGCTTCGTGTCGCAGGTCGCGGGCATTCCCGGGATGAACCTGAACGAGAACATCGCGGACGTGATCGAGTTCATGCAGCAGAACTACCCGGAGTTCAACAGTTGGATGGAGCAGAACAACTGGACGAACAACCCGCACAACCAAGCGCGGCGGCTGCTCATCGAAGCCATCAACTCACGTGCTCCGGGGGCTGCTCAGAGAATCGGCGGTTGGCCGCACGAGATTTACCGTCTGCCGCCTGACATCATTCAGCGGCTGCGCGGGACGCAGCAGACGCCGTTGAACGCACGCTAGTCCCGAAAGCCGAGCCAGCCAATGCCGCAGACAGCGGCGGAAATGATACCGGCGATGGCGATGCTGGCGAACAAGCCTGGTTCGGGAACTCCGAAGCCATTGCCGACGATGACAGCCACGGCGACCAGGAAGCCGCCGATGCCAAGGATCAGGGAGTAACGCTGTCCGTTGTTCATCGCCCCCAAATCCTAGCCCTTCTGCCGGAGGGAAGTCAAGTATGCCTCAATACGCTGCACCAATCGAAGCCTTCGGCTCCCGCGCCGGGGGCGCGCTCGGAGCCACCACAGGCGCTACCTCGGGCGGATTTCTCGGCCGCCTCGGCGAGGTATTGTCCCCCCTCGATTGGCCTCGGAGGGCCGCAGCCAACCTGTTCGCCGCTCCTTCGCGGGCGATGGACACTGGGGACGCCTCGCACCTCTGGGGCGCGGTTCCGGGCGCGGCAGGGGCCGTCCTGGGTGGGGTAATGGGCGGGCCTCTGGGAATCCTCGTCGGCTCCCTCCTCGCCGGGGGACTACAGGGCATGGGCCAGGCCACGGGAAGCGAGGTGTTTGACGCGCCCAATGTCTCGGACCTGACGGGGACGGAGGACTTCGCGCCCAACCTTCTGGTGGGGATGCTCACGGACCCGCTCACGTTCGCCGGGGGGATCGGAGGCGCAGCCGCAGGGGCCAAGACAGGGGGTAAGATCGGACGAGGTATCGGGGAATCGCTTGAGGCTGCAGCCAACTTCCGTGGACCTGCTTATCCCGGAGGGTTCGAGAAGATCGTCGAGGCCGTGCGCGCGGCCAATCCTTCTTTGACGGACGACGCGATCCGTCAGACCTACGGACACCTGGACAACCCGAGGCTCCTGGGCGAGATGCCGCCGCAGAGTTCATTCCTGGGCGAAGGGGTTGAGCGCACCGCATTTCTGCGCCCGGAGACCGAGGGAGGCGGGGTGCTCACGTTCGCCAAGAGCGATCCGAACTTCATCAACACTCATCATGGCGGGTTCGGCAAATCCGCTTACGAGGCTGGTCAACCACCCCCGACGCGCATCGACACGCCTCTCATGAACCCTGCGGTGCGCTCGGTGCCGGTTGGTCCAATCCGCGCAGAAGTTTCGCCGCAGCTCAAAACCGCGGATCAGGTCTACGAGGACATCACCGGATTCTCGATGGACACAGCCCCAACCTCGCCCACGATGAACAGCGCGGACTTCCAGGCGATGGAGCATCTGGCCAAAGCCCGCGTTGACATCATGGATGCGCTGGACCAGCAAGGCTTGCGGCCGGCGGACCTGCACTACGGCAACATCGGCCTTGGCCAGGAAGGGTGGAAGATCCTTGACCCAGGCTCTGTGCATCCGTGGGGCAAATCGGGGTTCGCGCCGCGCGTCCCCGAGATGGAAATGGAGGAGCCAGGCTTCATCAGCAATTTGCTGTTGCGCTTGCTCGGCTCGGACAAGGCCGTGAGACGGGAGATCATGGAGCAACTCGCGCGTCACGGCGAAGCTCCCCCGGTCAGGCTTCCCGGTGTAACGCCATTGCCCGACATGATGACGCCACGAGCTGAGCCGGTTACGCCGTTCTCGTCCAGCGCTATGACCCCACTTGCTCGCATGTGAGGCTCTGATGCTTCCATTCCCTGACCCATTCGACATCTTCCGCCGACCCCTCGCACCCATCGCCGCGCGGACACCCTCTATCCCTCCCCTGACTCCGGAGGAAGAATCCTCCATCCTGGGGCAGATCGGCCACGGTGCGCTATCGGGTCTGTCCTACGTGGGTGGGGCGCTCAACAAACCCGGCAGGGCCATCCGTGGACTCCTGGGTGGTCAGCCAAGGGAGATGCTCAACGTCATCCCCTTCTCGGATGCGCTGGGGATCACCGACCCCACTCAAGAAGTGCGCGGCACGGACCTGATCGGCGCAGGCAAAGACACGTCATTCTTCTCCCCCGAAGGGATAGCAGGGTTCGGCACGGAGATCCTTCTTGATCCCCTGACGTACATGACGTTCGGGGCCTCGGCAGTGAACAAGCTCGGACATGCTGCGAAGAAGGTCGGGGTCTTGCCCAAGGGAGCGCAAGGAAGATTGGCCGGGGTCTCAGGGGACGCGGCGCAGAAGCTGGCGGACAACCTGGGTGTGGATGTAGGAGAGGTGGCGGGGAAGAAACTCGGTGGGCACGTAGGGTTTCATCTTCCGCTCACGGAAGCGCGCGGGAGTGCGGACCTGACCAAGCCTTTGCAGATGGGGTCGGACCTTCTGGGGATGCTTCCCGGCTCGAACGTGGTCAAGGCCACGGGTCAGGTTCTGGGAGAAGTGACGGCCCCATTGCGCCGAGGGGTCCGGGCGATGTTCGATCCATCGGTGATGGGTCAGTGGCACAGCGATAAAGCGCAAGAACTCGGACGGAGCGTGTTTGCTGCCCGGAACGCTGCCCGGGCATCAGCACTTGAGGGGGGCGTGGCCCCGGTGGTCAGAGCAATGGGCGAGGATGCCCTGACAGACCCCCAAGGGCTGCGCACATTGCTCGAAGGCACAGGGCCCGCCTCCCAAGGGGCACAACGAGCAGCACAGATCGCCCGCGAGGCGCTGGCCGCTTCTCACGCGAGGGCGGTCAACGAAGGGGTGGACGTCGGGCGCCTGGAGAATTATCTGGGCCGCCAGGCTACACGCCCGGAGATTGACGTGGGGCGACCTGGAGGGCACGGGACAGGACACCCTCTAGGTCTGGGCGCAAGTTCGCTCATGGCGCGCACCGAGGTCATCGGGGACCTTCCGACTGAGACCGTGGAAAGGATGGTCCGAGATCCGCGCATCAGCAGCTCGGCGCGTACAGCCAACGCCGCAGACGCAGAGGCGATCCTGCGCACGGAGTACGGTCTGACGGCGAACAAGGCTTTCGACGTGGCGCCGTGGCTCTACTCGCTTCACCCCGATCGGCTGAAGATCGGCTACTTCAACAAGCACGCGCTCACGGACTACGAGACCAGCCTGGTAGGACTGGATGAAGTGGCAGGCACAGCCCAAGCGATGAAGAACTTCATTACCCAGAACGCCACCGATGTTGCAGGACCTGGAGCGAAGCGCATCGGGGACGTGATTCGGGAGATGGGGCTGACGGAGAAAGCGGAGTTCGACATCTTCCAGAAGCTGGGTACACCAGCAAAGCAGTACATTCCCCAGGATGTGGCCGATGCGCTGGTGCGGGCGACCAAACCCTTCACGATGCCCGAGACCTTGGAGCCGGTCAAGCGCGCGTGGGACTCGATCCTCAACCTCACGAAGTCCTGGCTCACCCAAGCCTTCCCCAGTTTCCACGTCAGAAACCTCATGTCGGGGATGTGGCAGAACTACGTCATCATGGGCGCCGGTGGACTGACGGACGCCTACTCAAGCGCCGCCAAGATGCTCCGAGGTCAGGCCGTCGAGGGGCTCGGCAACCTGCCCTTGTTCCGGGGCATGACGGACGAGCAGGCGACCAAGGCGCTCGCGGACATGGCGTTCGGCCGAGGAGTCACCGGAGGCCACGCGGCTACCGACCTGGTGGGGATGGACGCAGCAACGGATGTGCTCAAGCGCCTTCCGGGGGCCTTCCCGAATCGCAAGGCCGGCATGTCCATGGTGCCGGAGTACCTCGCGGGGATGATGGGGCAGCGGGGCGGATCGTGGAACCCGATGGATGCGCGTGGGGTTAGAGGGGCGACGGAGAGCAACAACTGGCTCTTGCAGGCTGGTGAAGGGGTGGGCACGGAGATCGAACACCTCGGGCGCGTGGCTGGGTTCATCGGACTCGTGAAGAAGGGTTATGTGCCCGACGTCGCCGCAGCGATGACCAAAGCAGGGCACGTCGATTACACTGCGATGACCAAGTTCGAGCGCGAGGTGATGAAGCGCATCTTTCCTTTTTACGCATGGACCAGAGGCAACGTCCCTCACCAGCTCAAGCTCCTCGCAGAGAACCCCGGAGGCCCAACAGGCGTGGCGATCCGCGCCAGCACTCGCGCAAACGAACAACCCGGCTTCACTCCTGAGTATCTGGGTCAGGGAGTCGCGGTGCCCGTGGGCGCAGAGGAGAACGGCACGCAGCGGTTCCTCTCGCAACTGGGCTTACCATTCGAGGATCTCGGGCAACTTCCCTCCCCGGGCAGGATGGTCCTGGGGAACCTGGGGCCGATCCCGAAGTACCTGTACGAATCAATGAGCGGGCAGCAGGCGTTCTCGGGGAGGGACCTGCGCGACCTGCATTCGAGGATGGGGGAACTGGGGCTGCCGATGCCCGTGGCGACGGAGAACCTGCTCATGAACTCGCCATTGGCAAGGGTCGTCTCGACGGCGGGGACGATTGCGGACGAGCGCAAGGACCCACTGACGAAGCTGCTCAACCTGACGACGGGCGTGCGGATGTCTGATGTGAACACTCAGAGGGCGCGAGACGTGGCGCTGCGAGAGTACACGGAGGACCTGTTGCGCGGTCAGCCGGGTGTCAATCGGTTCGAGCGGCTGTTTGTTTCGCCGACCAATTTGCCGTTGCTGAGCCCGCAAGAACAGCAACTCTATCGGCTGTATCAAGCAAGGCAGAGGAGAAACGCAGGGCAATGACGTGCTTTGCGATTCAGTGATGGCTTTGCGTGTCCGTGCCCTGCGACGCAACGGTTTGACCTTCTCTCATGTTCTATGAGGTTAGTTAACCCAGACGTATCCTTGCTCCGGCACCTCGCCGACACGTTCTTCTTGCCGTATCTCATCGGCTCGGATCACAAGCACCTTGCCGCTTGCGAGGTATTCGTCGAGCGTCATGTAAGGCATGCCGCGGAACGGATCAGACGCGGGACGTTCAACCCACATATCGCGGAAGCCAGGAAGCAAGCCAACGCCAGTTCGCCACGCCTGCGTAATGGGCACCTCATTGCCGTCGCTATCCAGGTAAACGTAATCGCATCCGCGGTGAAAGCCGGTCGCCTGCTCCAGAGTCGGTGATTCGTCGATGGAATAGTCACTGCCGCAGCAGGTGCAGGTCACTCGCTCTGGGTTGTGGCCGAAGCGGTTGTAGAAGATGATCTTGGCCTCCTCTTTGGGAGCCTCGATGTAGATCATCTCGTATGGTGGCTCCTTCGTGCCACCGCCGCTGTGCATGTCCCAAAACGCTGTCCACATCCGCTCACCCCTTCCTCGTCAGTTCCTGCCGTAGCTGGTTCATGAGGTTCGTTGCCTGCTCCAGGGTCAGCTCCCGCGGCATCTCTTCCACCACTACTCTATGACCCAAGCGCCGCACCTTCGGCTCCTGGCGGGCAAGTTCCCACCGCGCACCCACCTTGCCAATCAACCCCGCGTTGACCAGGAGCAAGCGTATCCAGTTTGGCGTGCGCTGCATCAGCTTGCCCAGAGTCTTGAGCGAGGGTGGATAGCCGTGCTCGCGCTGGTGCTTCTTCCACAGTTCCAGGGCCCGCGCAACCGTCTCTGGTCTGCGCGCCCGACCCTTGGGCCAGCCGTGATTGGCTGCGTAGTGGGCTTGCTTGTCTTTGGGTATGCCGCGCTCGTCCATGTTCAGGCAACCGCAGTTCGTTCGGTGTTTTAGCTGAGACTTGCGGATTCTTCGGGTGCCCCCGCATCTGTTGCAGAGAATCCAGACGCAGGTATTTCTCCATTTGTCGGGAGGAGCGTGGCCGAGGACAGTGATTCCCTGGCCCTCAGCTCTTGCTCTTTCTCCATCCACTGTTGCAGAGTTGCGTGGGGAGGGACTTTCGACGGCGCGCAACCCATTCTCCTGAGCTGCTCCCGCACCTGCTGAAACGTCAGCCCCTGATTCCTCAGCTCCAGGACGGTCGAGGCGATCCACCGTTGCTCCTCGTTCGGGATGAGCTTTTGTCTTACGCGGCCGTTGTCGTTGACCTTCTTGATCTTGAACCCATATGGGGGTCTACCCAAAGTGTACCAGCCCTGCGCCTCGGCGTGCGCGCGCCCGGCCTCCATGCGCTCGCGGATCATGGTGCGGTCGAGCTCGATCGCGGCCCCGAACACCGTCATAGCGAAGCGCCCCACGGGGGTAGTCGTGTCGATGTTCAGGTCCAGAAGGTGGACGGAGACCCCGCGTTTATGCCATAGGTCGTAGGTCGTCAGGAGATCCACGACGTTGCGGAACCCTCGGTCCAAGCGTGGAAAGATCACGGCATCCCCGGATTTGGCGCACTCGTTGATCTGTTTGCCTGCGGGGCGTTCGATGAGGGGGACGCGCGAGGAGATGGCGGGATCTTCAAGGGTGCCGGCGTAGGTGTAGCCTTGGGGGGCGAGGCGATAGCGGAAATAGGCTTCGATGGCCTCGGCGTGCTGCTCGAAGGTGTTCGTGTGCTGAACCTGGAATTGGGTGGAGAGGCGGCAGTATCCCCAGGCGGTGCGGGTCATTGGTCCTCCCTGACGAGCTGCACGGCGCTTGCGTGGCCTTCCAGGGCTTGCTGGCGGGTCGTGTAGCGGCGCTGGTATTCGTCGTGCGGCCCGCCGAAGATCATCGTTTCGTACAAAAGCGGCGGGCCTTTGCCGTGCTGGTGGTCGAGGCCGAGAAACACGGTACTGACGCGCACCTCACCGATTTGGTCCTGCGCGATGATCCGGTCATCTGGGTTGCCCTCGAACCACTTCGCCCAGGTCATGAGGTCGGCTGGCTTGGGCACGCCAGCGGCGTCGAGGATGTATTTGTTGCTCATGGTCTGAGCCCCAGTTCCTTGCACTGGTCAAGATAGAGCTTGACGCAACCTTCGTGGATCATGCAAACGCCGATGGCGTAGGCTTTGTCCTTGCTGGTGAATGGCTTCTCGCAAGCCAGGCAGCAAGGCGGATCGGTGCGCTTGCACCAGCGGCGCGGCTTCGGGCGTTTGGTCGGTGACATGGATGCCTCCAAAAAATCTACCCCGCCCGGTCTCGGCTCCGCGTGAGCGGGCGGCGGTGATTAGTCGCCGCAGAGGACACGGGCGGGGCAGAGGGAATGACTTACTCTTCGGTTTCCTCAGCGAGGCCAAGCGCCTCTTTGGTCTCGTCGTTATCGGGTTCGTTCACGTCGATGCCCTCGGCGTCGAGCTGCTCCATCACGTCAGCTTCAAGAGCGCAGTAGGCCAGACCAGACCAGTTGATAGCGCCGTCATTCGCAATGCCCTCTTTCCCGAATTGGTCTACGTAGGCATCTTGGTTCTCAGTGAAGAGGAGCGTTTTCTGCGCCTGCCAGGTGTAGATCACGCGCTCGTTGCCGTCGATGGTCTCGTTGATGTGCTCGATGAGCCATTCGCGGAGCGGTTCGCCGGAGTTGCCGTCTTTGATTTGGTCGCGCAGCTCGTCCATGATGCTATGGGCGAGGCCGCGCACGTCGGCCCAATATTCGGCGCGGAGCACATGTTCCGCGTCCTTGACGATCTTCTCGGCCTCTTCGCGGGTCAGTTCGGAGAAAGGCTTGGTCAACATGGTTCATTCCCTCTTTTAGGAGTGCGGGGAGGTAATCAACCGCCCCAGTGCTCGCCTACGATGCCGGCGAGCGAAGGCAACACACAAGAGTAGACGCGCCCACCGTGGGCACGTCAAGCGGTGCGGCTGTGCAGGTGCGCAGCCCATAGATTTAGCGTGCCAGCTCAGCGTATGAGCGCCATCCGTCAACCGGCTCGCCTCGGAACCATCTCCCCTCTTTCTCCCAGAGGCGGGCATGGAACCCGGTTAGCTTCGCTGCCTCGGCCTCGCGCTTCGTGGCGAACGTGTCTAGCGTGCCGCCCCTGGACGATTTGAGCGCCCAGCGGCGGCCGTGCTTTTCGACGGTCCACGATGACGGCGGATCGGCGTCGTGTTCTTCTGGGGTAAGGTGCAGGGCCATTCGCGTTTCCTCCAAAGGGGTTTAGCGTGCCAGCGCTTCCGCAATGGCTAGTCCGCAGACAAGGGCGACCAGCGCCAGGGCGATAGCGCAGAGGCGGGGATAGTGGTTAGGCATTGGCTAGGCTCCGGTGCCAGTGGCCTTTGCAATAGCCTTGCGCAGCACGTCTAAACGAAGCGTGGATACACGCCACGCCGCGCTTGCGCCAAGCTCCTCGAAAGCCTGCTTGCATGCCTCCAGCAAATCAGGCGCGGCCGCTATTAATCGTGCATCAGCCTCGGCAATGGCGTGGTCATTCGCTTCGCAGACCTCGGCTATCGTTTCTATGGCAACATCGACGCCCCGTTCCTCGGCGGCTTCCTTGCCAAGGTCCCGATTGATGCCGAACGCTCGCAAGCCGTTTAGCTTGTCGTCGGCGCTGTAGGTCCACGGTCCCGGTGTGTGTTTCGCTTGCATCGCTTATCCCTCCAGGGTTTGCCACCTGGCGCGCTCCGAAGTGAAGCGCGGCCCATTACGCGCCTTGCGGCGCGGGCTCTGAGTTTAGAACCTGGCGGCGCTCTTTTCCTTCGCCCATGTCAGCAGCGATTCCAGCTCTTTCAATACCTTGCGAGCGCCGATCGTCTGTTCATAGATGATCGGTGTATCTGGCTGGTCTAGTTCCCGGTCCATGTTCGCCACATGGCGGCGCATGCGCGTGGTTTCTTCGGATAGTGCGTCGCGGATTGCGATAACCTCAGATTCGGTGAACGTCGCGGTAATGGTTCTCATTGTTCATTCCCTCCGAATATGGCCGGGTAATCAATCCGGCATACGGTTAAAGGCACTCACCATAGCGCCGGAGCATGCCGGCGCAGTAGTGAAAGCCCCTAAGCGGATTGCGCGTGGCGAGACGTGCGGAAATGCTCGGGCGTGATTGTCGGCAGCGCGTCCCATGCCACTACGTCTTGTTCGATGCCGACCGCATAGGCGTCTATAGCGTTCGTCGTCATGTCTCTGAGGAAGAACGCGATCGGATAGCCTGCGCCGTTCAGGACAACGCCGATAAACTCGAAACCGTAAAACTCCGCCTCCGCCTTGCCATGCTCTCCCTCAAACGTGACAGATGGATAGGCGCGGCTGATGCCGTGGCGCAGCGCAGCTCCTACCTTGATGGGGAGATGCGGTTCGCTTGGCGCGTGAAACATCCAGCCATTTGGCATGGTCTCTTTAGTCAGGACGAAAGAGAGGATGCGGAACCCGTTGGCGCGGGCACGCATCATGGCGACGTTGGATAGGTCGGAGCGGCGCTTTTGCTCGGCGCGGTTTGCCTTCTCCGCCTTGCGTAGCGCTTTCTTGGCGGCCTTTTCGGTCTCGCCCTCAAACCGGCCTAGCTCTGTCTCGATCGCAAACATGGTCATTCCCTCTGTGCGGGACGAGTAATCAGCTCGTCCGCGGGTTGAATTGATCTACGCTCTAACTATTACGTCGGCGAAAGAGATAGTCAAGGGGGAGAGAAAGAAAAGACGTGAGACCGCAGAAAAGATTGATCTATTTCGCTGACGGGACAGTTAGTTTTGTGGGCGCGGTCTGCCGGGAGCCTGACGTTTGAAGCGCATCACGTCAGAACGGAGAAGGGCATAGGAGCGTTCGAGCTGCTTAGCGGGAAGGCGGCCAGCTCGAATGAATTGCCTGACGCGCGTAGGCGTGACACCGATAATCCGGGCCGCCTCAGACACCGATAGGACATCATCAAGGGACATCACGCAAGATTCTATCGCCGACGAAAGAGAAAGCGAATGAAAATGAAAGAAGCATTTTCGCTGAGAGGGAACGGCAGCGACGCGCTGAACGGCGCCAGCACGCACACAAGACCGCAATAGCCGGCGCAACGGACGATGTAGCGCCGCTCTTTCCCGCCTCTTTACGCGCCGATTGCCCAGGCGATGCATAACAGAGGAGCCAGACACACCAGAGCAGATGGACCAGAGACACAAGAAGCGCCAGAGCCTACCATCTGGCAGCTCTGGTAGCTCTGACAGGTCTGGTAGCTCTGGTAGGGACGAGCTCTTTCACCCATGCTTACCCGCTCTTTCGGCCATGCTTCAGACCAGAGGCGGAACAATGCCGAACCATAGCAGACACAAGGGCTTGCGGCCATTCGTCCCAGGCTATGCGTTAACCCTTCCGCTAACAGGACAAAGGCCCCCTCAGCCTGTCATTAGCATATGCTAGCTTCACATACCGCACGATACATGGCCACGCATAGCTAGTCGGGGTATATGCTTGCGTCATACTGGCCATGGGCTGTGCATGGGCCAGAGACCCTACCCGGTTGGCCCCCAAACGTAGCCAGGACAGTAGTCATATGCCCCATCTGGAGTTTTTGACCCCCCTTTAGTTTTGGGGAGGCTCTAGGATCACGTCTGGCGCGTTTTGGTGGGTTAGGTGGCTTTGGAGTCGGGTTGAGGTGTTTGGAGCGGTTCTGGGGCATTCTGGGAGGAATCTGGACCTGTGTGGGTGTTCAGTACGTGGTGATCGACCGGCTCGAATCGCTTCCTGCCCATCTTGGCTGCCACTTGGTCGTAGCTGATCGGCCGGAATTCCCAGCAGTCCACGCCGACGTCGAAGGAGCGGCTGGTTTCGAGCTCGGGGAGGCTGCCGTGGCTGTGTCCGTGGAGGTGCCAGGAGCCGTGGTGCATGCAGTTCCAGGTACGGAAGGCGTAGTGGCAGAGGTAGATCTTCTGGTCACCAACCTTCAGGCCGAAGTAGTCCTTGATCCAGATCCAGCGGTCCAGTTTCTCCGCGACCCGCTCGTGGTTGCCGCGGATGAGGTAAATCTGCCCGTTGAGGCGTTCGGCGATCTTGCGGGCCTCCTCGACCGGACCCAGGGCGAAGTCGCCAAGGTGGTATACCCGGTCACCGGGACGGACACGCTCATTCCACCGCTCGATCATGAGATCGTTCATCTCGTCGAGCGAGGCGAACTGTTTGCGGAAGAGCAGGCAGTTCTTGTGGTTGAAGTGGGTGTCGGAAGTGAACCAGATGTCGTTCATGGGCGTTTCGAGGCTTGCTTCCAGAAGGACTCAATGTCGGAGCGGAGGCGGTCAAAGGTGAGGTCGGTGTTGTCGCCCCAGTCGAGGTCGTATTTGGTCAGGGCTTTGATGTCCCCTGGTTGCAGGTAGAGCGCCCGCGCTTGCTTGCCTTCATCCCATCTATCGTCGCGGTCCAGTTCCAGCGCTCCGAAGTGGCGTAAGTTGTAGCTGCGGTCGCCGATGCGCAGGATGCCGTCGTTGATTTCCCAGGTCATTTCGCCTCCTCGTGTTCCTTGGCCTCTTCCCATGTCGGTGTGGGGGCGATGGCTTCGCCGAATGTTTGGTTGATGTGGCGGCGCCGGGCCATTTCTTCCTCGTAGCACTCCCGGCAGAGGCGCAGGTGCATGGGGCCGATCGGAACCAGCTTCAGAGGACCAGGGGAGGAGCACCGCTTGCCGTCGCAGGTCATTTCTCGGCTTCCTCGTTGGAGCGCGCCTCGTCCGCGGCAAGATCAATGGCCTGAGCAAGCACCTTGGCGGCTTGCCAGCTTTCTTATCTTGTGGCGGAGATGGGTCAGCCCCAGGAGCGTGATGGAAACCTCGTCGTACTCCAGGGACACGACCACATCTTCGGTCTCGACGTTGCCCATTGACGCAACTCCTTAGTAATACTCGCATTCCAGGCCGGTTGCTTGCTCAACGAGTGCGCGGATCTTGTGCAGGTCCTCTTTCGCCGGCGCGTGCTCGACGCTCTCGACCCACCGCGTCAGCCGGCCGATCTTCGAGATGGTCTCGATCTTCTCCAGCACCGCGGCACCAACGAGGCGGTCGATGAACGCCACGATGGGATCGACGACCTGATCGGATGGGCCCATGCCTACCACGATCCCGGCCGGCGTGTGCGTGTATTCGATGGGCAGAAGCCGTTTCAGTTCAGCGATTTGCGTGTCGGTCATCGTGGCCCTCAGTCATTGGCTTTGCGGGTGATTGGCTCGTCGGCCATCCGTGCCTCGGCCTTTTTCATGATCTCGGCCACCGCCGGCGCCTCATCGCCGAACATCTCAGTGAGAGCGTCGGTGTCCGAGCTGCGGATTTGGATCTGGTTGCCGCTGGCCTTGGGGACAAAAGGCTGTCCGTCCATCGCCATGGCGTCGCCCTGATAGCTTGGTTGGTACACGACATTATTGTGACGGTCGCGTCCGACGCCGGCGTCGTCAAAGATCACAAGGCATGGCAGGCATACGCAGTTATCCGTGAGCCCCTTGCCGCAGATCGGGCAATTGCGCTGACCACCGTCCATAATCGAATCTCCTCAAATTAGCGTCACCTAACCTCTTGGCATGTGTCTTGCAAGTTGTTGTGCTACCATGCTTTTAGGAGGGTGCCGTGAACGACCTTGCGGTGATAAAGGCCCTGCTGAACCCCACTTTTCTCTCAAGCGAGGCAGTGCGGCGCTTGTCGATCAGGAAGCAGAAGTACGTGCCCCTGCGTAAGAAGCTGCTCAAGGCCCCGCCTCCGGTGCAGGTGTCGTTGCGCTAGTAGTCTCGCCTCATCGACGAGGTGAAGGCCTCGGCCATCTTCTCGGCCATCTTGTCCACGGGCATGTTCAGGATCCGGTCCGCGGTCTCGCGGATCAGCGTGTTCAGCTTCTCCGTGAACGCCGCATCGCTTTTGACGTACTCCCTGACCAGTTCCCGGGCGACTTGCGTGGTCGCCAGGTCAAAGGCCATCTCCAGCTCCGTCTTACCCATGCCGTAGTCGCCAGTTTTCTTGTTCAAGAGGTTGCTGATGGCCGTGCGCAGGAGATTCTCCCGCACTTCGGGCGTGAGTGTGCCCATGATCGCCTGGGCGGTCGCCTCACGCAGGGCCACGGGGTCGAGTTGAATGGTCAGTTGGCTCATGCGTTTCTCCTCGGGAACTGCTTTGCAATGGCCGGGTGCACATAGATCGAGTTTCC